GTAGGGACAACTTCTGGTTGTATTACTTGAATTCTACAACCAGAACTGATCCCTGATCCATTGTTCTAAACACCCTGCGCTAAAGGTTAGCAAGTGCAATGGATCTGGGATCAGTGTTGTAGCTGTGGGAATTAACCCACTATAGTTCAGGTCGCGATTCATATCTGGATGGCCCGGTACTTCTGCAGAGAGAAAGGCCCGCCTGCGCAGGACAACAACTGATCCCTGATCCAATTGTCCAGGTATTCTAGACACGCTGAAATTGGATCTGGGATCAGTCCACAAACTCGCTGGAGACGAAACCAGTGGGACTGGTCCTGTTTGTGTTGCTGGGCTGGGCCCGCCTTTTGGCATGAGACCAGTTCCGGCACAAGCGACAAGCTTCAAGCTTCAAGCTTGACAAAGGATCCTGGAGATGATAGGATGCATTTAGAAAGGAATAAATATGGACACAACACAATTGAAAAGAATAGCAGACGCTCTGGAAGAGATTCTGCGACTAGTGAAAGAGGACATGAAAAAGTATGAAAAAATCAAACACTAATAAATATACAATACAAATGGACTTTGAAGGCATGCAGGAAGCATTGCAGCCCTACGATGGCCTGATCATAGAAGCAGACAGCGAAGCTGAAGCAGAAAAGATTATATTAAAAAAAATAAAAGATGATTGCGTTAGCCCGCTACCATACTTTGGGATCTCTGAAGATGAGTAGGAACCCCGGATCTCAGAGCCTGCAGGCCCTGATACATCACTGGAGATGGTTAGAAGCCAATGGATATAAAAAGGAAGCTGCAAGCTGCAAGCGTCAAGCAGCAAGCTTGACAAGAAAATTATATCCAGTTATAACATCCTATAAATTAAAGGAGAAATTATGAAAACAGAAGAAGCTCTTAAAATTATAGGAGGCAGTCTAAGCAAGCCTTCAAAAATGCCTGGCTGGTCAATAGGTTTACCTGCCAAGGAATGCAAAACAGGCTCCAAGCTCCAAGCTGTTAAGGGCTCAGTGTGTTATGATTGTTATGCGCTCAAAGGTTGTTACGTCTTCAAGGTTGTCCAGGATGCCCAGTACCGCCGGCTGGCAGCCATCAAGGACCCAGCCTGGGTCCAGGCAATGGCTCACCTGATCAATAGCAAAAAGCCAGATGTATTCAGGTGGCATGACAGCGGCGACGTCCAGGATCTGGACCACCTAAACAAAATTTACAATGTCTGCAGGTTAACACCTACAAAGCGTCACTGGTTGCCAACACGTGAAGCATGGATCAAGGACCACCTGACAGACAAGCCTACAAATTTAGTCATACGATTTAGCGCGCCAATGATGGACCAATTGGCGCCTGCTTCGTGGCCTAACTCTTCAAGCGTCATTACCAAGGACCAGCCCTGGTTTGGTGCAACGTCAATTGTTTGTCCGAGCTCAAAGCAAGGGAATCAGTGTTTAGATTGTAGACAATGCTGGAATCCTGATATAAAAAATATATCATACAAAGCACATTAACATGTTTAGACACCCAAAATATTATAAAGAATTACGCAAGCTACGTAATAAACTGGATCAGGCCATTAGCGACGAAGCTTCGACGGAAGCGACAAGCGTGCGTCCTGGTCCGGGCCCCAAGCAACAAGCTCCAAGCAGCAACAAGGAACAAGCTTCAAGCACCAAGCTTCAAGCTTTCGAACCAACCCGTTCAATCGCCAAGCGACAAGCGTCCCAATCAGAGTAACAAGCTTCAAGCTTCAAGCCTGAAGTTACAAGCTCTTCTATCTTTGAACCATGGTACATGGATATTGGAGAAGTTTTAGGGGGTAAAGGACCAAGGGCCTTTACCATGATAAATGTGTTGTGTGGGTGCTTAATATGGAACGCAATTTGATGAGGGCTAAATCGAATTTTGTTACCTTTAGTAACCTTTAATTCTATAGTACAAAAGTTCCCAGAAGTATTACAGACCAATAGATCAGGAGTGCCAAGTAAGCTAATATTTTCAAGTCGAATAAGTGAAAATGATTTAAAATTTTGCTTAACATTTTGATAAAATTTAGCCTCTGGGCCCATATGTTTTTCAAGGTAATCACTGCGCTTAAATTTGCAGTTTTGGTGGTAAGGCTATCCTGTTAGTTTTTTCTGTTTTGAGAACTAAACGATGAGCGCTGTGCCCCTTGTGTCCTATTATAGGTGTTGTGTGTTCTTGTACTTCCATTCTAACTATTTTATGTATGTAACCATTTATCTCAACGTAGATAACAGCATTGGATAATGCATTACCTTGACGGCTACCATCTTTTTTGCCTTCTGTAAATTTAGATAAAAATTGTTGTAAGTCTTGTACTCTCATTTTTTTATCTGCATCTCTAATAGTTGAATCTCTTCTCGAAGTCTAGCAATTTCTGCTTGAAAGTTTTCATTTTGTGTATGTAGTTCTCTTATCGTGCCGGACATATTAATCACAATTTGTTTAGTGCTATCTAATTGATTTTTTGTTTTAATATATTCAGATTCTCTGTCTTGGTATTTTTTTAAGTCAGCTCTATATTGATCTGTAATAGCAGAAACATCAAAACTAACTTCGTTTTCATGACTCATATCTTCTCCATGTTCTTTCTGTGTTTTATATGTACGCTTATCTTTCATGCTATTGACAATATAGGATAGTTACCTTAAAAAGTCAACATGGGAGTTCCTAAAAGATTAACAGAAATGCAAAAAAGATTTGCCGAGTATTTGGTATTCGGTGGACCTGAAGGACCAGTCAACAAAGCTGAAGCAGCCGAGCTAGCGGGCTACAGCAAGAAAAGGTGTAGACAAGAAGGCGCTGAGTTAACTAATCCCAAGCAGGCACCGCTGGTAGTTCAGTACTTAGATGAATTAAAGCAAGAAAGAAATTTAAAATTTGGTGTTAACTATGAAGGCCACGTAGCTGAATTAGCTAGAATTAAGGATTTAGCTTTGAAAAAGAATTCTTTCTCCGCTGCTGTAAACGCTGAAACAAATCGAGGCAAGGCAGGAGGACTATACATAGACAGAAAAATAATAAAACATGGTAAATTAGAAGACATGACAGAAGAACAACTAGAAATGAAAATGGCACAAATCGAAGAAGATTACGCAAGTCTTTTAAATGATGATGTTGTTGATGTAACGCCAGAAGAGCCTAAAGTTTTGTCACCTTCTTTACCCAAGGAATCGGAATCATCGTCCGATCACCAAAAGTAATACCATCTTCATCTTTGTCATAAGACGCAAATAGTTTTAGAGAATTTTTATCTTTTGAATATAGCCAACCTTCGTTAATTGGTTTTGCAAATTTCATTCTATCAAACTCTTTATCAGTAGCCCAACCAGAATCACTTACACAATCAATCCATTCAACTCTAACTCTAGGGTAAGGAATATCCGGGCCGTCTACGGCTATAACTCTTTTTCTCTTTTTTGGCATATCTGTATATGTATCTAAAAAAAATCAGTTTTTCCAGAATTTTGTATCGCGCGCGCGTAGGCAAACTAAAATACTGTCTTAGGTGACATTATTTTTTGTCACATGACACTTTTTTTTAACAAAAAGTGTCTACCCTAAAGTCATATATACCAATGCTTCTAGAGCAAAGTGACAGAAAAGACACTTTTTCTAAAGTAGTTTTTTTTATTTTTTTTATTTTTTTTACCATACATATACACTGGAGTTTTTTAATCACAATATTGCCTTATTTGCCTTTTTTCCGCCATAATATTTCCTCATTGCTGCCAACTTGTCCTCGGCTGCAGCAATGCGTTCGAGCTGTTTGTCTACCTCTCCTGTAATATCAACGTGTTCTGGTATAACTAAATTGTGTTCACAAATAGCCTCAATCTTGTAATGTGCGTCCTCAATTTCAGCTTCATATCTTTTTAGAATCGTTCTAAACAACTTATCGTTCATTTTTTTTCTCCTTTGTCATTTCTTTCAGCAATCCGGGTAAATCACTTTGTTTTATTATATTCTCTTTTTCATCATGCATTAATTCATTATACATGTGAATTCGTTTTAATGCCTTGTGCTTCCAGGCTCTGAGGCTTGCACCTTCTGTTTTGAATTCTTGATAATATAAGTCAGGCGTGCAGACCATGATAACTCCTTGTTCAATTTTGCTTTTGTAAACGTAGTCATGGGCCATTGCGTACATTGCGATTTGCAAATAATAATCTTCGATCCATTCTTCTTTTTTCGGACGATTACTCTGTTTGAAGTCAACAATAGTTTCCATGCCATTATGTAAACAAACCAAATCTGTGCTACCTGCATAAAGACCCGGATAATGAAGCATGACTTCAGAGCCATAATATTCTTCCACAGGCGTAAGACCGATCTCAATAATTTTGTCGGCCATGGGACGCGCCTCCTGTCCGATCGCTGTAAGATCCACACAGCCAGTTCCGAGGATATGATGTTCCAGGAATTTGTGCATGGCAGTTCCCCGCCTGCTAGATAAATTCTTGATTCGCTCTGCTTCTTTTTCACCGACTTTGTCCTTCCAGTCTTTTAAAAATTGTTGATTTTTGGTAGCGCCTAATATCGTAGTTACACTTGGAAGTCTAGTACCAACTATATCATAAACCCTGGTCCCTGTTCCGGGGTCCGTGAGCTGTTTTCCTTGTATATAGCTGTATTTATTACTCTTTTTTATCATTTTTCTTTTCGGTTAATACTTCAATTTTAGCGTTATCTTTATAACCATTATAATAATACCCGGTTACTTCTTCATCTTTTTTAATTTTTACACCAAAAATTTCATCAAAATTTTTTTTATATAATTTATTACTTGGTCTAGATTTACCATCGTATTTAAATTTTTTAGATTTCATAAGGTCCTTTCTTAGTTATATTTTTTCCTCTATTAGTTGGTTTATATTTCATCTTATTATACACAGACGCTTTTATAAATCCTCCGTACTCTCTACCTGATCTAGACTTACCATAATTAGGTACCTGACCTAAACCAAACTGAGGTTTATTTTTTATTTTCTTTAGAATTTTGGCTATTTTTTTGTCTTCGTTTGTTTCCATGACCAAGTTTCTCCTTAATTATTTGTTCAACGATATTATCATACTTATCAAAGTTTATTAAACTTTTGATGTAGTGTTGTTTAATAGTTTTAAATTTTTTTATCATTCTAAACTCATCGCTTTTTTATATTCGTTTAGATCTACAACTTTATCATTCATTACATATTTTCCATAATGATCAATGACTTGATTGATTTTAGGTAATTTAGTATGAGCCCAAGGCCAAATCAAACAACAAACATAGTACGCATCTCTAAACGTGCAACGCCATCGCCATTGCATTAAATACTTGGTGCCGTCTTTTCGTTTACCTTTACGTGGTTTCTTAGTAAAGGTTCCAACGCCTAAGACTTCATGCACCCACATCAAAACAGATTTATCCGTCATAGTAATTTCCATACTAATGCGCATGCAATTATAAGTTCCAGATCTTTTCTTTTCTGGTGCTCTTTTAAAATGAATACTACCTTCACCATCAAAGAGCCCTGCAATATATGCCTTGTCAGTATCAGGAACCATTTTGTATAGCAATCCTAACTACCGTGGTCCATGGACTATAATCAACTTTAGTGCAAGCTGTCAGAAGTACCATCATCAATCCAACCCATATCATCGACTTCATAGAATTCTCCTTCCGAGTCGCAATCCCAGCATTGATGCACTGTTGACTCATCTTTTTCCAGATTAAATACTTTTACAAATCCATTACCTTTACACGTCGGGCAAATAGTAATTGTAACTTTAGCTTTTTTTAATTTTTCCATTTAACTTTTTCGCTTTCTCATTTGCAATTGATTCAATGGTTTTACTTATTGACAATGTCGCATCGGGTAATAATACCTTAGACAACGCAATCAAAGTCTTGTATGTTTCATGTGTTAACGAAACGTTTCTATATTTGGTTATATCAGTCATTGTGACTTTCCTTTCATTTAATTATGAGCAATATATAGGATCAATAGGAGTTTTGTCAAGTATGAAAATTGTTTTAGCTCTAATTATTTGCTCACAAGTAGCCGGTACTTGTATGCCTCCTTATGAATGGCCGGATAGATTTAATACTCAATATGATTGTTTGATGTTTGGTTACGAAGAATCTATAAAAAAAATGAAAGAAATGGGAGCAACAGAAGTTAATAAATATAATATGTTTATTAGATTTACTTGTACTCCAGATAATTCTATTTGAAATTAAAGCAAAAATGTGGTATGGGATTTTTACTCACCACAATAGCCTATCCTTGTTTTTCCCTCTTTAGGATAGGTTTATTCATATCAACCCTCATAGTTTCCGTGCACGTACTCCTATGAGAGCAAAGGCTCCACACCTCTCTGGAATGGGACGAACCCTCAGCCAGATCAACGGTTGTCGTACAGAGGCTAGCGCGAGGCATTACATGGACGCAGGTCCTTTTCAAATCGTTTAAAATAACCATTAGTTTGTCTTAAATCTTTATCTTGGCTATATTCTTTTGCTTGTTTTAAGCAATCTTCATACTCCTCATAATATCCATTTTCAAACAGCCATGCTGCGTGTATTGATAAAATCTTATTCACAAATAACTCCTTGCCAAGTGCCTCTACCATCATCTAAATAATAACCATTTTTCATGGCGTCATTAAATTCTCTATAGGTCGCAATTGCTTCCCTATGATCGTCCGCAAACAGTAAACACTCATGTACTTCCATTGGTCTTGCTAATGGGTACTCTTCTTTTATTAGTGTTCCGTCGAACAATAGTATTAATATTATTAACGTTTTGCTCATTTGCAAACTCCTTTACAAGTTTATACCACAAATCCTTGTATTTAGGATTTTTTGTTTTTTCCCACAGATTTGCGGACTCGTTTATCTTCTTTAGTGTCATATCTTCTTTTACCCCATGCTATTATTTTATTTAGGCCTGGTGTATGTATTTCTATCTTAGCGTACGATCTCCATTGCTCTTTTATCATATTTAATTCAAGAAGTAATACAGACCATTGCTTAGGACTTATATCTTCACTTGTTATTGTTAGCTTTTTCATATTTCCTTTCCTTGCATAAATTCTGGTATTGTTCGATTAGTATATTTTGCAAAACGTTTCTTGTCGCCTACATAATAGTTACGATAAGATTGTACGTAGTCGTTGGTTTTGTATTCGTCTGGCATACACTTTGGTGGTTCAGTTATCTGTGTATGGTCTCCGTCGTCTAACATAGCTAATTCTTTAATAACTTCGTGTGATTTATGTACTCTATGATAACGTAATTGATATTCTGTACCTAGAGCAAGACCATGTTTTATGGCCCATGAATAGTTATTTGGTGACTCACTAATCCATTTTGTCATAGGATGCTTAGGATAAGCTGACTTATAGCCTAACTCAAAACCACGCTTACGCGCTGCAGTAGATAGCATCTGTGCTGTCTCTAGCACCATTTTAACTACATGCTTATCACACTGCATTTGTGCAGCAATTTTAGGATCTTTGTCTAAAAAAAATATATTCATCTTTCTTTGTGGGCAGTTCTTATTAGGGCTCATACCCAGGAGCCATAACTACTATATAGGATATCTAGGGACGTTTGTCAACGTCTTTTTCTACCTTTTCCACGATATTTTCCCATTCTTTTTTCATGTTTATTTCTACGTTTTTTGTGTCTTCCAGGTCTTTTTCTAGGTTTATCTCTTTTATAGGTATTTACACCCCATTTTGGTGCTTTACCCATTTGTATTAGTGAAATCTAATTTTATATCTTTTGCACTGTTTACGTGTGGAATGTATGAAATTTTACCATTAATGTGTTGTCTTAAATCACTGCCACATGTAATACATCTAAAAAGTTCTGGTGTAAGTGATACTAGAAGAGTCTCTTGCTCACAAGTAGGACATTTTCCATTTACTATTTCAGCTTTTAGATTGATATTTTCGAACATTATTGTGATAGTGGATTGGATGTAGAAACCTTAATCTCTTCTATTTGAACTTTTAATAATTCAATTTCTTTTTCATTAACTAATGTTTTAGTATGACCATGATCAACTGGATGTTCGTGTGAAGTATCAACGTTTTCTAATTTTGCTACTTTTTCTTCTAACACTGCAATTTTACTTTCAATCGCTGAAGTATCAACTACGACTTGTTCTCTAGCTTCTATTGCATCGAGTTTAGTTGTAATTTCTCCATACTTAACAAAGCCACCACCTATTGCAACGATTGCTGCAATTAAAGCTGCTATTCCTGCGAGTTGGTCTTTAAGTTTACCCATTTTTTAACGCCTCCAGTTCCATTAAAAGCCTTTGTTTCTTAATATTTATCTCATTAAGTTTTCTAGCTTTAATATCTATCTTATCATTTTGGGTATAACTTGCAAGATTAGTATTTGGGTATATTTGCCTATTATCAAAGATATTTAATTGGTCTAAATATATGTTTTTTGGCTTATAAAATACTGTATTTTGGTATGCATTTAAGGACGCTTGTTCACTTGTCATAGCTTCCATTTTTATAATATTTTTAACGGCTAAATTTTTAGATATGTCTTTAATATCGCTGTCAACTTTATCCATTATTTTAGCGAGATTTTTGACGATAGCTTTTTTCTGTTGTATCTTTTTTTGTTCGGTAAGCTTCTTAGTCTGAACAGTGGACTTCTCAGAAGTTTCGCTAGTAGATTCCTCTTCTTTAATTTCTTCTTCTTTTTCATTAGTTGCTTCTACCATTTCTGTAGGCTCTTCTTCAATAGCTTCTTCTTCAGCCATTTCAGTGTTTTCCTCTTCCATTACTTCTTCTTCAACCATTTCTTCTGGCTCTTCTTCAAATGTTTCAGCCATTGCAGGTTCTTCCTCCATTAACTCTTCTTCTTGGAATGTTTCTGTGGTGAATCCTTCTCCATCCTCGGTTGATTCCATGAATATGGGTCCATCATCCTCGACGAACGATTCCTCATATGAAAATTCCTCTTCCTCAGAAACCATCGGTAAGAATGTTGCAACGATTTCGTTTGATTCTTCATAAATTTCCTCCATCATTTCTTCATCTGCAAATACAATCATTGGGCCATCTTCAAAGGACATATTTTCTTCTTCCATATCCATAAAAAACGAATCTTCCATAAACATTTCATCAAAAAATTCTTCAACAAATTCTTCTGCAAATGTAAAAGTTTCCATTTCTGTTTCCATTTCAAATTGTGGTTCTTCATTAAAAGTAAAGTATTCTTCTTCAAAATAGAATTCTTCCATATCATTAAAAACTTCTTCTTGTAAGTCTTCTAATACTTCTTCAACATTGTCTAAAGCTGTTGATGTCTCTGTATCTAATACAGTATTATCATAAGTCATTGTAAGTTTGGCACCCAAAAGATTTGGTCCGCCTCTACTTGCTGTGCCTGTGTTATTATCAGTGCCACTCCAGGACCAGTCCACTTTATTAGAATTTGGATTGTTATATACAACGGTATCGTTGTATTGACCGCACGCTGCAGATAATCCTGCTGAAGAATTAGTAGGATAACCATTACAGTTTCCTTTAAAACCATCTATATCTGTTCTTGTTTGAGTAGTAGTAGACAGTACAGTACCACTTGAATCTTTTATTTTAATTGTAATTGTGTGAGAATCAGTAGCCCCCGTGTCACCTTCACAATTTCCTGCTTCGTGATCACAGTTTGCAACGTCTATATGGTTATTAAGAGTAATACCATTATCCAGCATTTCTTGGGTAATAGTATTATTAGTTAAAGCAATATCGTCTTTAGACAATGTAGCAGTGCCTGTAACTTCAAAATCACCACCCACACTCCATTTATAACCACAATTTGATTGAGAAGTTGGACACGTAACTGTAAATCCATTCATTGTAGCATTATTGGATACGTAACCAGAGCTACCAGGATTAATTTGATCTGTAGAACTAGAGTTCCAATCTACTCCGTCTCCTGCGTTAGGAAGTAGATTACCTGTTGTTATTTCTTCTGCTGAAGTTGTAAGGGTTAATATCGTCAGCAAAACGGTCAATAGCAAAATACGCATATACAATAACTCCTAACATTATTATTAATTCCATTACTTAGGTGATTCCCATTCTATTTTTTTCTTAATTTTTTCTTTTATTTTTTTATTAAACGTAGTGTCTAATTCTATTTCTTCAAATTCCTTAGTTATTTTGGCTTGTTCTTTAGCTGCTTTCTTTTCTTCAAGAGCTATTTTTTTAGCCAACGCTTTTTCTTTTTTCTCTCTAGCCTTCATACGTTTAATATATATGTCATAATCAGGTCTTTCGTGATCATATTTAGACCATAATGCTTTGGCTTCTTTACCAATTTTACCATCAATTGGACATGGAGTGCCAGCTTGAATCATTGATTCAAACACACGCTCATCTTGACATAAAATAGCAACCGCTGCTACTTTCATACCAAAATCATTTAATATTCTAGCTAGTTTTAATCTTTCGCAATTTTTATCTATAACATGTTTTCCACCAGATAAACCTATACCAAATGTTTGTATTCCTGCAGAAACTCCAACAGCGCAAACATCTTGTGTCATAGCATTATAAGATGGAGCCGATGCTGATGGTGGTGAAGATTTTATATCTGAGTTTGTAGTATTATTAGTTGTTGATGTAGACTCAGAACCTGATTCATATGTAGTTGTAGCAGTTGATGTGTACCCACCTTCAATTGCTGTATTAGATCCTGATGTATTTGTTTGTGTAGAACCTGCATGTGCTGGTCCACCACAAAAAGCTAAAAGGCATAATAAGATAATTAATATGCCTGTAAAATGATAATTCATTTTTTCTCCTATTGACACGACTCACACTCTCCTGTGTCATCTATTACAAGTCCACCATTATTTTCATAAGTTGAATCTTCAGCTTTGTCCTTAGAATTTTTACATGCGCAATTATCACAAGTACAGAGATCACCATCATAATGATGACCATGAAGACTTTCCTTGCAGTGACAGTTGCATTGGCAATTTTTACACTTAGC